GTTAGAAAAAACTGATGCTTTTAATCCACCAGAAAATGAATTAGGATATGGTAAATTATCTAGAGCTATAGAAGTATTATATTCAGGAGCTAAAATCTTAGGACATCCTCAAATGTTGAAATGGGAAATGGCAGAAAATATGACACGTCCTGTTGCAGATACAGTAAAAGTGAATATGAATTATGCTATTTGTGCTCCAAGAATGTATAAAGGTAGAATAAATTCTTTAGTAAATAGAGTTACTGGATTTGCAGACATGATCCAACTCACTCATCTTAAATTACAACAAGTTTTATCACGTATGGTTCCTGATGGTGTGTATTTAGATGTAGATGGTTTAGCAGAAGTTGATTTAGGTAATGGTACAAATTATAATCCACGAGAAGCTTTAAACATGTACTTCCAAACAGGATCTGTAGTTGGTAGATCATTAACGCAAGATGGAGATCCAAATAGAGGTAAAGTTCCTATACAAGAATTACAATCGTCTGCTGGACAAGCTAAAATACAATCATTGATATCTACATATCAATATTATCTCCAAATGATCAGAGATGTTACGGGATTAAACGAGGCACGAGATGGTAGTATGCCAGATAAAGATTCGTTAGTAGGATTACAAAAATTAGCAGCAGCAAATTCTAATACTGCAACTCGCCATATATTAGACGCTAGTTTGTATATAACATTACGAATGTGTGAAAATATATCTATGAGAGTAGCTGATTCTTTAATGTATCCTACAACTAGAGCAGCTTTAGAAAATAGTATATCTCAATATAATGTAGGAACCTTAGATGAGTTAGCAGAATTAAATATACATGATTTTGGTATATTTATAAATTTAGAACCAGACGAAGAAGAGAAAGCTCAATTAGAGCAAAACATTCAAATAGCGTTAAAAGAGAATCAAATATACTTAGAAGATGCTATTGATATTAGAGAAGTTAAAAACCTTACATTAGCTAATCAGTTTTTAAAGTATAGAAGAAGAAAAAAAGCTGAGCAAGATCAAAAGCAGCAAAAAGAAATGATTGAAGCTCAAGCTCAAGCTAATGCAAAAGCAGCAGAGCAAGCCGCGATGGCAGAGGTTCAAAAACAACAAGCATTAGCTGAAACAGAAGCACAATTGAAAAAGGTTGAAATGGAATTGCAAATACAGAAAATGCAAGTTCAATTAAATCATGATATGCAAATGGCTCAACAGCAATTTCAATATGACATACAACTAAAAGGTATGGATGATGCAAAAGATGCTGCAAGAGAACAAGAGATTGAAAAAAGAAAAGATCAAAGAACAAGAATACAAGGAACACAACAAAGTCAAATGATAGCACAAAGAACTAATGATAGTGCACCAATTGATTTTGAAGTAGGAGGAGGACCAGGTCAAATGGGATTTTCACCAGATGACTTTATGCCAACTTAATTATTAATTATTATATTATATTATGTCAGAAGAAACAGTAGAAAAGCAAGTACCTCAAGAAGGTGAATTTAAAATGAAAAAGAAACGTGGTAGACCACGAAAGCTTGCAAACAAAAAAGATGATGCTATAAAAGTAGAATTAAATAAAAAAGAAGAAGATGCCGTTCAAGAGCCAATCACAGAGAATAGCGTGCAGAGCACAGGAGAGGAAAGCAAAGAAGAAAGGAAAGAAGCCGAAGTGGAATTGCAACCTGTGGGAGAGACACACTCCGAAGAACAAACCTCTTCCGATGAGGTTAAAGAAGAAGAAAAAATAGTTGAAGAAATTATAGAAACACCTGTAGAAGCTAAGGCTACTACACCAACGCCAGAAGTACAACAAACTAATGTTCCAGAAAATTTGGAAAGCTTAGTTAAGTTCATGAAAGAAACTGGTGGTACTGTAGAAGATTATGTTAATCTAAATAAGGATTATACTGATGTTGATGACAGTAAGGTGTTAAGAGAATATTATTCCAAAACTAAATCCCATTTAGATAGAGAAGAAATAGATTTTCTTTTAGATGATAAATTTTCATGGGATGAAAGTATGGATGATGAACGTACAGTTAAAATGAAAAAACTGGCGTATAAAGAAGAAGTTGCAAATGCTCGTAAATTCTTGGAAGATTCAAAAGGAGATTACTATAAAGAAATCAAGTTGAGATCTAATATAACTCCAGAACAACAAGAAGCTATGAAATTTTGGGACGCGTACAAACAGAACCAAGAAGAAGCAGCGAAGATGCATGGTCATTTTAAAACTAAAACTGTAGAATTTTTTAAAGGAGATTTTAACGGTTTTAATTTTGATGTAGGGGAAAAATCATTTAGGTATAAACTAAGTAATCCCGAAGACACTGCTAATCGTCAATCTGATTTGCGCTCCGTTTTTAAGAAGTTCTTAAATGACAAAGGAGAAGTAATCGATTATTCCGGTTATCACAAAGCTATCTATGCAGCAAGTAATTCTGATTCCATTGCTAAACATTTTTATGACCAAGGCAAAGCCGATGCGACTAAAGATTTAATGGCAAAATCTAAAAATATAAATGATGGTAAACCTAGGGCAACCTCAGGTGGCGACATGTATATTAATGGATTAAAGGTTAAAGCGATTACTGGTGCTGATGCTTCGAAGTTGAAAATTAAAAAAAGAACATAACTTAAAAATTTAAAATTATGAGTTTAAATCCAGCGTTGGGTCCAAATTTGGAGCCCGCTCAGAAGCGAATGACATTAACTACTAACTATTTGTCTTTTACAGATGGTGATAATGACTTCGCACAACAGTACCTACCAGAGCTTTATGAGCAAGAGGTAGAAAGATATGGTAATAGAACTATTGCCGGATTCTTAAGAATGGTTGGCGCTGAAATGCCAATGACATCTGACCAAGTCGTATGGTCTGAACAAAATAGATTGCATGTTGCTTACGAAACGTGTGAAGTAATAGATGATACTACAATCAGAGTAGCTATTGACCCAGATGTTTCTGCAGCTGGTGGTACAGTAGGTAACAAAGAATGTGCTATCAAAATCAACCAAACCTTAGTGGTTTATGGAAATGGTACTACAGGTGCTGGAATTGGTGAAACAATGAAAGTAATTGTAACTGCTGCTCCTAGCAACTACACAGGTGGTGGTGCTGGTGTAACTAGAGAATGTGACGTAACAGTTGCTCCTTATACTGCTGCTGGCTTAACAGCTGGTTCTGGTGGTGTTTTCTCTGGATCAGGATCTTCTGGTGGTGTTAACTCTGCTGTAGCTGTATTTGTTTACGGTGCAGAATGGGTGAAAGGTTCTAATACAGATGCATTAGCTTCTATCGAACCAGATTTCACACAGTATTCTAACTCTCCTATAATCATAAGAGATAAGTTTGAGATCAATGGATCTGATACTGCTCAAATTGGTTGGGTTGAAGTTTCTACTGAAGATGGAACATCAGGATTTTTATGGTATCTAAAATCTGAATCTGAAACAAGATTAAGATTTGAAGATTACATGGAAATGGCAATGGTTGAAGGTGAACTTGCTACTGCTGGTTCAGCTGTGGCTGGTATTGCTTTATCTAACGCTGCTTTCACAGGTAACAAAGGAACTCAAGGTTTATTTGCTGCTGTAAGAGACAGAGGACATGAGTATCAGAATTTCGCAGGTGCTGGCGGTGGTAATGCTGCTTTAGCTGACTTTGATGAAATTTTAGCTCAGTTAGATTTTGAAGGTGCTATTGAGGAAAACATGATTTTCTGTAATAGATCTTTATCTCTAGCAATGGACAATATGATGGCAAACGTTAATGGATCAGCTCAAGCTGGTGGTGCTAACGGAGCTTCTTATGGTCTATTTGAAAATGATGCTAATATGGCATTGAACTTTGGGTTTGATGGTTTTAGAAGAGGTTCTTATGACTTCTACAAAACTGACTGGAAATATCTTAACGATGCTTCTACTCGAGGTTTAGCAAAAGATATCGAAGGTGTTATGGTTCCTGCTGGAACTTCAACAGTTTACGATCAAATGCTAGGTTCAAATATCAGACGTCCATTCTTGCACGTTAGATATAGAGCTTCAGAAACTGATGACAGAAGACTTAAGTCTTGGGTTACAGGTTCTGTAGGTGGAGCTTACACATCTTCTTTAGATGCTATGGAAGTTCACTTCCTATCTGAAAGATGTTTGGTAACACAAGCAGCTAACAACTTTATCTTGTTCACTACTTGATAATAACCTTTACTAGGGTGTTTCGGCACCCTAGTTTTTATTTTTTTATTATATTATATTATGAAAACAACAGAAACTCCCAAAGATTGGGAAATCAAAGATAGACTTTACACGTTAATCAATAAAAAGCCTTTAACATTAAGATTAAGTTCTAGGCATAGTGCTAGATCTCCATTATTATATTTTGATGAAAATTCTGGCGAACAAAGAGAATTACGATATGCTACCAACATGTCTTCTCCATTTGTAGATGAACAAAATGGAACAGCAACATTAGGACATATTGTATTTCAAGATGGAAGATTGTTTGTTCCTAAAGAACAACAAAACTTACAAAAATCC